TGTAATTGGTGTATATCCTCAAGGTATTAAAAAATTATGTAAAATCACATTCAGTGATGGGCATAGTATTAAAGTATGTGAAGATCACTTGTGGAATGTAAAATTAAATGGTGGAACAAAAGGATATATCACACTTTCTGTGAAAGACCTGTTAAATGAGACCAAAACAATTACTTATACAGGTATAGGTAGAAATATTAAAAAAGAATATACAATCTCTACTTATTATAAAGATGCTCAAAATAGAAATAAATGGTCAATCCCTATTATTGAGAATCCTGTTATGTTTCAACCAGAAACCTTAAAAAAAATAGATGATACTTATTCTAGAAATGTACAACCTGTACATCCTTACATTCTAGGTGCACTATTAGGTGATGGTGGATTATCTCAAAGATCTATTAGATTTAGCTCAGTTGATAGTGAAATAGTTGCTAAAATACAAGAAGATTTATCTGATGATTTAGAATTAAAGAAAGTTAAAGGTAGTGGTTGTGATTATACAATAGTTACAAAAAAAGGTAATAGAAATTCTTTAACAAAAATATTAAGAGATTTAAATTTAATGGGTTTAAAATCAGAACATAAGTTTATACCCAATCAATATAAATATGCTTTAAGTGCACAAAGAATACGTTTATTACAAGGATTATTAGACACTGACGGTTCTTGTACAAATCATGGTGTAGAATTTTATTCTTCCTCTAAACAACTTGCATATGATGTAGTTGAACTAGTTCAAGGATTAGGAGGTATCGCAAAAATAAGATTAAAAAAAACCACACATTTAGATTCATATATAGTAAGAGTAAATTTACCAAGAGGTATAGATCCTTTTTATTTATCTAGAAAAAAAAATAAATATGTGAGATCTAAAATTTTTAGCAGATATATAACAAATATTAAATATGCTGGAGAATCAGAAGCTGTATGTATATCTGTTGATGCACCAGATAATCTTTATGTTACGGAACATGCTCTAGTTACACATAATACAACAACCTCAGAATCATTGTGTTCTATATTTATTTATAAGACACCACTTCAAATAACAAAAAAGAAGATAGATGGTACAATAGAGAATCATATAGAACAAGATCATTTGGTAGCATCTTGGTGTGGGCGATACGATGACATTAATAAAACCCACGAACTACTGGAAAAATTAATTGAATATTATGGAGCATGGACAATAGTGGAGAACAATATCTCTTTGTTTATCCAGCATATGATTCATAAGAAAAAACAACATTACATGGTTCCAAAATCTCAAATCTTGTTTCTAAAAGATTTGGGTTCTAACAACAATGTATTCCAAGAATATGGGTGGCGCAATACAGGGAATCTATTTAAATCACACTTGATTTCATATGGTATTAATTTTTTGACAGAAGAGCTTAATGTAGAAACAAAACCAGATGGCACCGTTGTTAAAACTACATATGGTATAGAACGTATCAAAGATCCTATACTTCTAAAAGAAATGCAACAGTATAGAGAGGGTTTAAACGTAGATAGACTAGTGGCATTTTGTGCTTTAGTTGCTTTTGCAAAAGTTCAACAATCTAATCGAGGATATGCTCATAAGATTGAAACTGAAACAAATTCATCTCAAAGAGCCAAAAATTCAGATAATTTAACTAAATTAAATAGAAGTCCCTTTCGTAATTTAGGCAAATCTTCACTTGCAAGTGGAGGAAAAGTAACTAAACAAGCATTTAGAAATTTAAAATAATAGAGTTATGGCATTAGTAATCAACGCAATGCAAGCTAAATCTGGTGTGAAAACTGATCACACCAGAATGGGTACACTTACTCAACCTTTGCAATTCTTAGCTAAATCACAGAAAGATGGTGAGTGGGGTGCATGGAACATGGATTGGTTTGAGATGGAGGGTCTGCGTCAGATTAGAAGAAATGCAGGTAGATTTCTTAAAAACTATAAACTTGCAAATGGTATTATTGATCGCACTGATTATGTAGTAGAGGAAGATAATGAATACTCTGATTTAGTGGAAACACTCACGCGAGATGACGCATCTGTGCTAGAACTCAAGTTTTATCCTATCATACCAAATGTCATCAATGTAATGTGTGGTGAGTTTGCAAAACGCACTGACAAGGTCCAATATGTGACCACTGATCCTGTGAGTTTTAATGAGATGCTTGAAGAAAAGCGAACAATGATTGAGCAGACATTGGTGCAACAAGCTGAAATGAAGCTTGCTACAAATTTGATCAATCAAGGTGCTGATCCAGAGTCAGAAGAATTCAAGCAAGCGATGTCACCTGAGAATATCAAGTCACTTCCTGAGATTGAACAATTTTTCAAGAAAGATTATCGCTCACTAGTGGAGCAGTGGGCTAACCATCAACACGAAGCAGACAGTGAGCGTTTTAAAATTAAGGAGTTGGAAAATCGCGCGTTTCGTGACATGCTTACCACAGACAGAGAGTTTTGGCATTTTAGAATGGATGAGGATGATTATGAATTAGAGTTGTGGAATCCCATTCTTACGTTTTATCATAAGTCTCCTGATATTAGGTATATCTCCCAAGGTAATTTTGTAGGTAAAATAGAACTGCATACTGTTTCAGATATTATTGACAGGTATGGATATTTAATGAACGATGAACAACTTAGATCTCTTGAAAACATTTACCCCAAAAAAGCTGCTGGTTATCCTATACAAGGTTATCAAAATGATGGTACTTTTTATGATGGTACCCGTTCTCATAATTGGAATGTTACTGGGCCTAGTCTTGGGTTTCGTCAGTTTACTTCTGTTAATGATTATTTCTTGGCTGCTGGTGATGATGTTATTACCCGTATTCTTAATGAAAGCGAAGACTTACAAGACTTCGGGACGTATCAACTCTTAAGAGTAACCACAGTATACTGGAAATCACAACGCATGGTGGGTCATCTTACCAAGATTGATCCAGAGAATGGAATGAAATTTCAAGAAATTGTCACAGAGGATTATAAAATTACTGTACCACCTGTGTATGACACTATAGTTAACAAAACCAAGGATGAAACTACTTTATCACAAGGTGAACACATCAGGTGGATATGGATTAATCAAGTATGGGGTGGATTGAAAGTAGGACCAAATAGACCTAGCTTCTATGGGAATGCAGATTACATGGGCATACAACCCATTTATCTAAACATTAAACCTATGAAATTTCAATTCAAAGGTGATTACACACTCTATGGATGTAAACTTCCAGTAGAGGGTTCTGTATTCTCAGATCGCAACTCACGCGCTGTGTCACTGGTAGATAAGATGAAACCATTCCAGGTGGGATATAACCTAGTCAACAATCAAATATCTGATATCTTGCTTGATGAACTTGGTACGGTTATTTTACTTGATCATAATGCATTACCAAAGCATTCAGCAGGCGAAGACTGGGGCAAGAACAACTATGCTAAAGCATACGTTGCTATGAAGAACTTCCAAATGTTACCACTGGATACTTCTATTGCAAATACAGAATCAGCACTAGGGTTTAATCACTATCAAGTCTTGAATCTTGAGCAGACTCAACGTATGATGAGTAGGATTCAGCTAGCTAATTATTTTAAACAACAGGCGTATGAAGTAATTGGAATTACTCCCCAGCGCATGGGACAAGTAAATTCTCAAGAAACTGCCACAGGTATTGAACAAAGCATAAATGCGTCTTACGCACAGACAGAGATGTACTTTGTACAGCATTCTGAGTATTTGATGCCACGAGTGCATCAGATGCGTACTGACCTAGCGCAGTATTATCACTCGCGTAGACCAAGCGTAAGACTTTCCTATATTACTAGCTTAGATGAAAAGATAAACTTTGAGCTTAATGGTACTGAGTTATTGTCTAGGGAACTTAATGTATTTGTTACCACCAAGGTCAATCATAAGCAAGTAATGGAACAGATTAAACAATTGGCTGTTCAAAACAATACATCGGGCGCATCTATTTATGATTTAGCTGAGATTGTAAAAGCAGACTCTATGTCTGAAGTAACACATGTGCTAAAATCTATTCAGAATAAAACAGAAATGCAGCGTCAACAAGAGATGCAGCAACAACAAAGCTTACAACAACAACAAATCCAAGCACAGCAGCAAAAGTTGGAGTCCGAGCAAAAGTATGAAGCTGAGCAAAACGCTCTTAATAGACAAACACAAATTGATGTTGCTGAGATTAAAGGTGCAGGTTATCAAGTTGGTGATCAGAATCAGAATCAACAATCAGACTACTTAGACTCCATCCAATACTTGGACAAGAAGCGTCAATCTGATGAAACACTTTCTCTAAAGCGTGAACAGGAAGTCAATAAAAACAATCGTGAATCTGAATCTTTGAACTTAAAACGCGAAGAACTGAGTACTAAAAAACAGATCGCAGATATGCAATTACAAGTTGCCAGAGAGAATAAAAACAAGTATGATAAGAAATCTAAGAAACAGTAGTGTTATAGTACGCACGATTTCTTAAAATCATACCCTTGGTAACCTTTTAAAGTTTAAA